TGGCGAACTTAGTAACTCGAAAACAATTAGCGGCTCTCATCGGAAGATCGCCGCAATACGTAGGCTCTTATATTAAAAGGGGCAAGTTAATTGAAGAGGAGGGAAAAAGCAAATTAAATAAACCCATCGACACGGATCACCCTGTCAATAAGGCCTGGATAGCTAAGAACACGCTAAGGTCGTCTAACGAACTAAATGGGACGAACGAACAAATCACAACTACACAAGTAAAGAAAACCAGGCCTAAAAAAGAACAAAGCCAGCCCGTTGACACGGATGATCCAGACTTCGACGATGATTATGAAGGCCTATCGTTGGACCAAAAAAAGAAATTCAAAGAAATAAAGAAACTGGAGGCAGACACGCAACTAAAAGAATTAGAGCTAAAGAAGAAAAAAGCCCGCGCATTGCCTTTGGATTTCGTCCTGGAGTGGTCCGAAAGGAACATAAAAGGTGTATTTGGGGGCAATGTCAACTTTGCTTATAGTTTAATAGAGGATCTATGTGATGAACTGGGCGCAGATATCGAGGTGAAATTAAAATATAAGAAGAAATTCAAAGACGGTCTCACGGAGGTAGTGTTAAAAGGTATCAAGTCACAGGAGCCGGAGGCATTGGAATTTGCAAAAGAGTATAGTTTACAAAATAAATGGTAGAGCAATTAATCAGCATATACGCTTCACACAGGGTAGCATTCAATAAAAGGGAACTAGGCCCATCAAAATGGATCGAACAAAACAGGAATGTGCAAAGGCATGTATCCGAAAAAATGTTTGGCCAATTTGATTTTGGCCATACGCCTTATATGCGTCAAATAGTTGACCATTTAAGTCCCTATGATCCGGTTACGCATGTTGTATTAATGAAAGGAGTGCGTACAGGTGGGACATTCGCTATAACGCACAACGGCGTACCTTATGTAATGAGTGAAAGGCCCACTAATATCATGCTGCTATCTGCCAACGATACGTTGGCAACAAAAACAATGCAGGGGGTCGATAGTGGGATCGACGGCTGCAAGCTTAGGCACCTGTTAGGAAAGGGATCAGGGGTGCAGAGTAATACGAAAGGTGATTCGATGCAACAAAAATTCTTTTCCGGGGGTTTTGAGTTGTTCAATTTTGGGGGCCAAAGCGCATCCAACATGCGCCAGGTAACGGCGGGGTTAATAATTGCGGATGAACTGGACGCGTTTAAGGGTGTGGCCAAAGATTCTGGCCAATTTGAGGACTTGATGGAAGATAGGGCGCGGAGCTTTGGCGACTCCAAAAAGATTTTTTACATCAGTTCGCCTAAGCTATTATCCAGTAGTTTAATCTATTCGTTGTATTTGCGTGGAAATCAAAACGTGTACCAGGTACCCTGCCCAAAGTGCGGTGCCTATGTGGAGTTGGTATGGAACGAGCGAAATAAAAACAATGTAAGATACGGCGTTATCTTTGATGTGCGTAATGATGAGGTTATTGAAAACAGCGTAAGGTACAGGTGTGGTGAATGCGAGGACGAATTTTTCGAGAAAAAGAATAAAAGGGAAATGCTAAACAATGGGTTTTGGAAGCCTTCTATCGAAAGGGAGGATAGGTATTTTGTAAGCTATAGGGTTTCAGCACTCTACGCGCCCACAACTATGGATAACTGGTACGATTTTGCTAAGAAGTGGCAGCTTGCGCACCCGCGTGGAGGTATTAAGGACCAGCCACGTATACAAACTTTTGTAAATTCAATTTTAGGAATGCCTTTTAAACCCGAAGGCATAACATTGAAAACAAATAAGCTACAACAAAATAAAAGGGAATATCAGATTGGTGAATGCCCTTTCGAGTTATCTGTCAAAGACAACAACGGGCCAATAATGCTGATAACGATCGCCTGTGACCTTAATGGCTACGAGGATGACGCAAGAATTGACTATGAAATAGTGGCGCATTCAGAACGCGGGCCTACTTACAGCGTAGATGCTGGCAGCGTAGGAACATTTACGCCGAAAGTTGAAAAGCAGGCTTTAGCAAAAGAGGGTGTTAACGTGGGGGCCTACGAAGCAACACGGGAAAAGTGGTCCTATTTCTTCGATGTCAAGTTTAGTGTTTGGACTGAATTTGAGAAGATACTGGAGCAGGCATTCGGCAAGAATAATAAAAAGGCAAACATAGTTGCGGTTGACATTGGTCATTACCAGGATCACGCTTTGGAATTTGTGCGCAGGATGAATGCAAGAAGTATCTTCTGTGTAGGGGTGAAAGGTGACGATCCCGAAAAGTTCATCATGCAAAGCAAAACAGATATTGGTAATGTCTACCGATCAGGTAGTGGCGATTTCTATTTGCTTAACGTGAACATCGTTAAGGATTGGCTGGCTAAATATATGGAAGCTGGCAGTTACGTGGACGACAATGGCAAGCTAAGGCAGGACGAAAATTTTATGAACTATCCCGCGTATAATAAAGAAATCGATAAGTATACGTATAGAAATTATTTCGCACATTTTGAAGCAGAGCATAAAATCGAAAAGAAAACAGAAGGGGGTATTAATAAGTATATCTGGGAAAAGCGAAGGGCGCAGATACAAAACCACTTTTGGGATGTTCGTGTATACAATATTTTTTGTAAAGTATTCATGACGGATTTAATTTGCTCTACTAGCAACCCCTTCAAAAAAATGAAGTACGGCACACAAACTATAAAACCCATGTGGGTAAACGCCTGTAAATTAATTAAAGAGGCAGCAGAGGCGCGCGGTGTTTCGTTAAGTTAAAATAATTTGTATATTTGTAAAATTATGGCTACAATCACAGAACTACAAGAGGAGAGGGCGGAGCTGGTTTTGCAGCTTGCGGCTGTTAATGCCAGGATATTGGCGATATTACAGCGTAACAACAAGAAGTATACCTATTCAAACCAGGAAACGACGCATTCAGCAGAGACGCACAGCTTAGCAGAGCTAAGGGACATGCGTAAGGATATAAAGGATCAAATTGCAGCCATTGATGCCCAACTGGGTAGGGGTTATTTTATAAAAGTAAAGAATTGTTAACAATGTTCAACAATAAAAAAATTGCCAAGTTAGAAGCGGTCAACAATGATTTGATCCAAAGGACCAAAGCCTTAAGGGCTGAAAACGCAGAGATCACCAATTATGTAGCCAGGCTTAGCGCCGTATATCAGTTATATACCGGGGAAAATACGATTAATGAGTTAGGTTTGCCCAAAGAACTGGTTATTGATTACGACAGGCTAAGGTTTAGGAGTTGGGAAATGTTGATTAAAAACCATTTGGCAGGGCTTATTGTACAGAAGCGGGTTAACTGGCAGATAGGATCAGGCTTGTTATTCAACGCCAAACCCCTGGAGCGTCCATTCTTAGATTATTATGGCAATGAAGAGGCAGCAAAGGTGGCGCAAAAGAAATTTATACAGGACGCAGAATATTTATTCAGGACGTTCGAAAAGACAAATTTAATCGACTACAGTAAAGAAAAAAACCTACACGAATTGGCCAGGCATACGGACTATAACGCCGCAGGTGATGGCGATGTCCTTTTGATAATGCGTGTCAAAAAAGGTCTGCCAACGATACAAGTAATAAGTGGGCAGTGTATCACTACTCCTTTTACAGCAGATGAGATCGCAAAAGGGAACAGTGTTTGCGAAGGTGTAGAGTTCAACGAATCAGGTGAAATAGTGGCCTACCACGTAACAGTTGACACGAACCTGGCAAACGGGGTGTTCACACCGGAGCCAAAGACAGACAGGATCGGCACAAAAAGGATAAAGGCCTATTTTCCAGGTACAAAGATACGATCAGCATGGTTATATAAGCAGTCCGATTTACAAAAGGCGGGTGAGACAAGATCAATGCCTTTGTTGACGACTTGTTTTGAGACGTTGAAACACCTTAATGATTATTTAATAGCCAATTCAAAGAATGCGCAACTATCTGCGCAAATGGTTATTTTCTTCGAAAGGGATCAATACAGCCAGGGTGAAAAGGTTTTCAATACATCTGGTCTGGACTCACTAGGCATGAGTGCCCCGGAGGATCCCAGTTCTTGCGCTACTGACCCGGAAGTTGAAGCGTCAGCTAATGCCGCAGAGTATAAACTTAACGGTAACGGAATAGTAGGTGATTTGCCAAAAGGGGTAAAGGCTAAAATTTTAAACCCTAACAGTCAAATTAATCAGGAGAGTTATATAAAAAGCACTTTGCAGACCCTTGCGGCTGCGATTGGCGCGCCTTATGAGGTCCTGGTAAGTTCGTATAATTCAAATTACACGGCGTCAATGGGTGCGCGTTCTGATTTTCAACACACCCTGGACGTGTTAACGGAATTGATACCGGCGAACCAATTATACAGAAAGGTATATAACATGTTTATATACCTTCAGGTGTTATCAGGTGGGATCGAATGTCCACCTTTATTAAAGGCTTACCAGGACAATGATGAATTAACGATACAGGCAATTACAAACTCAACCTTTGAAGGTGTGAAGCTTAAGCCCATCGATCCTAAGAAGTTTATTGAATCGTTGAGGGCTCAGATACCAGAACTATATAGGGAGCACGTACCCTTTAACACTTTAGAAAATTTGGTTAATCAGGCGAGTGGAGGTGACTTTGAAGGGGTGTTAACGCAGGTAAGCAACGAAGCTCTACAGATTAAAGTACCAGAGGAGCCACAGGATCCCTCTACAGAGTAATAAAAAAGCCTCTTAACTTAAGAGGCTTTTTCTTCGATTTCCCTGAGCATTTCTTCTGTTTTTCGTATGTTCTCTTTACTTTTTTTAACTTGCCTGTCATAGTCATTCGATAAGCTTATTTTTTTAGCAGCTATCCTTTTTGTAAAGTTTAAGTAATCGGTCCACTCTTTTTTGTTTGGTAGCATCTTTGTTAATTTTTAAGTTAATACTAGTTTTCACCCCAAAACCCCGGCCTTGTCTCAGAGCCGGGGCATAGTCCGCCAGGAAATTAGCAAAGTTATTCAGACAATTCAACATATTGATAAACCAAATCGTAATCAGATATTATTTTTTCCATAACTTTTTTTTGTTCGTCATCAAAGCAAATAATACCCTTTTTTACGTAATTCATATTTGAGTTTTCAAATTGTTTTTCAGAATTTTTCAAAATTTGTGAGAGAAAAACAGATAATAAAAATTGATCTTTAAAGTTAAGTTTCATGTTGCTAATTTTTAAGTTATTACTACCACCAAAGCCCGGAGACTGTTTCAACCCCGGGCAAAGTCCGCCAGGAAATTAGCGGAACCTGGCGGGTTATGATCGTACTATTCTCGCATTTCCTGCATCATAACTCAAAGAATAACCTCGTAAGTATGATCCACAGGATGCATCCCAGTCTTCTTTATCTGATTTTAAGTATTGATAAGCTTCACTTAACGCTTTAACAGCTTCTCTTTTAGTTTTAAACCTGATTTCGGTATTACCAAAATTTAGATTATGCACTTCACAATTATGAGTTTGGCAAACTCTTTTTAGAGTACCCTTACTCATAATTCCTGATCCTGTAATTAAAATTGATATTTTCATTTTGCTAATTTTTAAGTTATTACTACCACCAAAGCCCGGAGACTGTTTCAACCCCGGGCAAAGTCCGCTTCATACGAGGTCTATCTCGTCAGATATCTCCTTAGCTAACTTTTTGCACTCATTTTCTCTTT